CAGTTTATGTGGAATTATGAAAAAAGATTACAGTATCCAATCAATATCAAAACGCCAAATGCGAAGCTGGCTCAGTTCATTATGAGCCAGTATGGTGGCCCGGATGGCAACAACCTATAATAGACGATATTCACCTTTTTAGGGTTATTTTTCAAGCCGGTTGATGATGCAATATTTAATAAGAAGAAAAGCCTTTACTCTCCTGAGGGGCAACTTGCGGGATTGTAAAGGCTTTTCTTGTCTAAGGGAAATCTCATGTTCAGTTTTACTGTACCAGATTCTTTCTTATCTGTCGAGTTTTATCGTGCGAGATAGTGCGACAGATTTCGACATCACAGGTTCTTCACCAGGACTGTGAATCCTGCTGCCTTCAGCTTCTTTACCACTTTGTTGGCAGCCTTCTTTGTTCTGTAGGTGCCGACCTGGACACGGTATGGGACGGAGCCGGATACTTTGCGGATACTTGATGAAAATCCTTTTTTCTTAAGCACTTTCACCATTACATCTGCATTTTCTTTTGTTCCGTAGGCTCCAGCCTGGATGTAATACTTTGCTTTTGGTTGCGCCGGCGCAATTGTGATCGTTTTTCCCAGGATGCCCTCTGCGATCAACTTTCCGTGAGCATCCATGCCAAGTTTTTTCGCTTTGGCATAATCGTCCTTGTTATCACAGAAGAAAGATTCTACCAGGACAGCTTTTGCCTTGGTCTTTCTGGTCCAGTACAAACCTGGACGTTCTTCAGCTCCTCTGTCATGCCAGACAGTGCCAAGCTTCGCGCTGATCCGCTGGGCTTCCGGAAGTCCATTTGCATTGTAGCAGTACGCTTCACAGCCATATGCCTCTCCATTAAAGGCATTCAGATGAAGCTGAACAGACAGATCATAGTTCTGTTTATGCTCTTCTTCAATGAAATACTTGATTTCATCATTCAGGGAATGCAGCTGACCTTCCGGAGCAATACACAAGATTGCCTCATGACCTGCTACCTTAAGCCATTTGCACACATAAGGTGCCAATTCTTTGTTGTATTTATATTCGTTCACACCACCCTTGCTGGTGCCATCTGCAGATGAGATGACGCCACCGCCATAGTTCGCGTGACCTACACAGATAAAATATTTCATGTTGAAATTCTCCTTTCAAAAAGGAGGGCGATCACTCGCCCTCGTCAATATCTTCTCCATCTTTATTGATTGCCTTGTCTGCCACTTCCAGTCCCTTGATCAGGATCTTTGGGACGTCCACTCCCATCTCCACCAAATTCTCACAAATAGATCTGATCTCATTTACCAACAGGGATGCCAGGACAAAGAAGCCAAGTAATGTGGTAATTCCCAGATCAACGCCAAGCGTCTTTCCAATCTCCACAAACACTGCAGATGCCCCAAAGGCTACCGCAATCATGATCCAGTAAGCCAGTTTTTTCAGGACTCCTTTCCATCCGGCTTTGGAATTTTCCTTGTGTGTCAGTCTGGCTTTCATCCAGCCTGTGATCCAGTCAGCAACATTAAATGCCAGAAATAATGCAAACAGGATCCAGTGCTCTCCAAAGATATAGCTCAATACAGCAACAGCTGCGCCAACAATGGCATTATACGTATCAATCACCTTCATAATTATGTGTTCTCCTTCTTATTATATTATTTTATGGTATAAAAATAAGACCGGTTACACGGTCTCGCCCTGGGTTCGTTTATATTCTCACCTCGCATTCTTGGTACGAAAAAAGCACCTCAATGAGATGCTTTTAAAATTATGCAATTGATTTACTGTGACTTCTTTTTACATCTTCATCACAGGTCTTTGCATATACCATGGTAGTATTTACATTTACATGTCCTAACATTTTCTGCACGTCGGTTATCGGTGCCCTCGTTAGTTAATTACCGAATATGATATCAGCTAAATCAGTAATAATATTTTGTGCAATTATGTAAGCACCCTTATCAGTTGGGTGAATTTTATCTGACGAAAGCAAACCGTCATACCAATTGGAGTTAGCTGTATCTGCACCCACATAATGCGCTATATCTACATATCTATACCTACTTGATTTAATATAGGCATTCTTATAACTATTGTTGTTTTTCGGTGTATTAGGTATAGTAGCAAATATAGGAATGATACCTTTATTTTTACAAGCTAATATCACAGTGTTAAAACCATTTAACCAATCTGAGTTCACACCGCCGATATCAGGGTTATTCATGCCTAAACACCATAGCACATATTTAGGTGTACCATGTTGCAAAGAAAAATTAAGTGGTGCAATAGCTTGCAATGTTCCTCTCCCCCCGAAACCATCAAACAAAAATCTATCCGAATATCCCAAATCAGCCATTTTGGGATTCCAGTAGTCGAAATAGCTATCGCCAAAAGCATGAATATTAGCTGATAAATCCGAGCATGACCAACTTACTTTGCAATCTGATAATGCGGTATTAGTACCAGTTTTGATAAACACATCGCCATTACTACCTGTCCATGGAAAATCAAATATTCCGCTTTGTACAAATGACTGCCCTTGAGAAACAATTTTAATTCTTGCGTGAAAACCATATTTACTTACCGAATTAGTAACTTCAATATAAATATCATTTGCTATTGTTAAACTATGTGATACTGTTTTTACAAGTTTAGCTTGCGTTGAATAATTATAAACGCTTAATTCGCTAGGCGTAACTTCTAAATAAGCTCCACCATAAACATCAATTCCGTGCCCGACTGTTATTTTTTCAAATGAATTTATTTTTGCATTAACAATTAAAGTTTTATTTTTCTTAATGTTATTAGAAGCTACGGTAATAGTGGAGCCTGAACTCATGTCACCAACATTTTTTATAATACAACCTTTATTATCAGAAATATGGAGTTTATCTTTAAGATTATTACTTAAATTAGTTTCATTTATTTCAGCAACAAAAGCAGTTTTATCAGAAGTATCTTTTGCCGAAATGTCAGAATATTTAATCGTTCCAGTTATAGTAGGTTTTGTTCCCTGATACGCTTGAGCTTGTATTTTTATATATTTAACTTTACTTTTAAATGATGATACATCAAACTTTACATAACCCCCACTCGGCGTTATAATAGAGTTTACAAAAGTATTTTCTAATACATGGTTATCTGATAAACTATTGTCTTTGTCGTCTAATAGGTCAATATAACATCTATGAGTATCAACACTATCAGAAATACTTCCAACTGATACTTTCAGAACACTTCCTACCATATTAGATAAATCAACTTCACACTTTACTTGCGTATTAGACCATTCACCAGTAATGGGTACGTCTATATCACCCATTGTCCAATATTCTTTTTGGCAATGTAATAAGTTACCTAAATCCTTGATAATATTATCAGTAGCTGCATCAACCCTATTTTCAACTTCATTAACCCTATTTTCAACTTCATTAACCCCTGTATATTCTTTAGGAATAATGGTTGATAATTTATCATAAATGCTATAATAAAGTTTATACTCGCTATTTGCCACATCTTCCGATACAGATACTTGGAATACAATGACAAGAACTGTTTGTTCTTCCAGCTTTAAATTATACATTCCGCATTTTTTAATAGGCCTTAAAATAACATTTCCATTTTCTTTTTCTTTAAAAATGATTAAATATCCATCTGTTGAAAAAACAGCGCTGTATAAGTTAAAAATATATTCTCCAGCACCAAGTGTGATGGTTTTTGACGCATGGTGATATTTACCACCTCTGTATTTTATCTCAAACTTTCCACTGTCTACCATGCTATTAACAATGTCCGTTACACCTATTGGAATATTTACTAAAGCTTCCTTTAGCGAAGCAATTGCTTCCCCCGTTGCCGCAGCCTCAGCTGCTGCCCCTTCCACTTTCAGGCTTTTATCAATTCCCTTATCGTTGTTTCCGATCCAAATCCAGGAGAATCCATTCCAGGCATAGTAGCCAGGACCGTGGGTTCCATCACCATCTGTGCAGTAGTAATAATCATTTTCCGCAGCCCCCTTTCCAGGAAGAGCAGCGTAGGCAGATGAGCCTTTAAAGCGCAGGGCGCCGCTGATCAGGTTGTTCTTTTTCATTTTCTCGATCAGCCAGTCAGCAATTCCGGAAAATGAGACGCGCTTATTGTTATGGGTTTCGGCATCTTCCAGCATCAGCATATCTTCATCTGCAGGTTTCTTTTTCAGTAAGTATTCAATCCATTTTGCCATTATTGGAACCTCCCTATATGATCAAGGTGAGTGATCAACTCAATCCAACTTATTTTCTTTGATGTATTTTTCAATGGCAGCCACATGCTCCGCTACCCCATCATCCAGAATCAGGAAGTTTCCCCTCTGGTTCTGCTCCACGATCTTTCCGCTGTCTGTATCGATCGTAGAATAAGAGAATGCGATCCTGTCGCCTTCTCCGGTTGAGAGTTTCATAAATGATGTAAGTTTTTTGATCAGGCTCATGCTAATTCTCCTTCCATTTCCATTATGATTTTTTCGCGTTCTGCGAACATTGCTTTCTCAAGATCCACGGTCTTGAAATCCACCTCCCGGTCTTCTTTACCGGCATTAAAGCGGATGTATTCTTTGCAAAGCTGTCGGGCTTTCAGTTCCCAGGCAAATCGCAGTCCCGGTGTTCCCCGTACAGAAAAATAGGTATCTGTTTTTTCAGACACCCAGGCGTCACCGGCTCCTTCCCGCTGAAGGAACACATAGTATTCAATTTCTGTATCGGTGCACTCCCGAAAGATATCATCAATCAGGATCACCGCCAGCCCGTCTTCCCCGATCACACCGCCTCCAAAATCTCCTAACGTAGGTGTTGGCGTCTCATAGCAGTAAAAAGCCTGGCTGCCATAATTCTGCGTCTTGGCAACAACAGATTTGGTTCCGGTTACCTTAAAATCTGCGTGAACTGTTACATCTCCATAGAATTCAGTTTTCCCAAGACTGTGATGGGTATCTGAAGTCCAGGTGTCAGATGCCAGCGAGGTGTCATCCTGCAGCGCCAGCGCATTTGTACGTGCTCCCCTGATCCCATCAGCGCTAAGTTTCAACCGCGCTGAAGCTGAATTTCTGCCCATTCCAAATGATATAAATGGTTTTTCAGTGTTTCCAGTCACCCTGGATATAACCAGGCTGGTGCTTTCCCCCTGTTCTTCACTATAGATATATATTTTTTCGCTATCCATCTTGAAGCCGGATAAGGAAGCCCCTAACGCACTCAGTTCCCTAATGGTAATCTTTTCGGCTGTAACAGCGCCTGCCAAAAGTTTTTCTGTAGTAACTGAGTTTGCTGCAAGTGCTTCTGCTGCAACGCTGAGCGCCTTGATATACTCACCATTCAGCATGAGCTTACCGCCGATCATGTACACTGCCTGCAGTGCACCATTGTTTGTGAGCATATTAAAGATATCCAGGCTGGTATAGCCGAAAGTCACCTGCGGTCGGTATATACAGATATTATGTTTGATATTACTGAATCCTTTAATCTTAAACTGCAGCTTTGCAAATCCGGAATTCATTTTGGAAACATCTATGGAATAACTGTATTTTTTCCAATACTGCACTTTTACAGTGTCAACCAACGTACCATTAAACCAAATCTCTACTTCCGTGTAGATATAATCCGTGAATACAGTTCCTTCACCCTTCATCCAGAATGAAATGTTATACCGTCCGCTCACTGCAGATATTGGATTCTCTGTAACCTTGCTGGAAAAGAATATATCCCCGGCTGACAGACCAGAAAGCTGCAGTGCTTGGCTTTGTCCAACCGGATCTGTCTGGCTATGGGCAGGCGTTCCGGTAATGTCCCAGTACTTGGTCACATCCTCTTCTGCCAGTCCATATCCCTTCAGAAGATTCTCTGTCTCCCTGGGGAGCTCCTCGATCTTCTTTCTGGCTTCCTCACTGGCAATATCCTCAACACTCTTACCTTTAAGTGAAAAATTAGTAACCGCAAGGCTTACATTTCCTTTGCTGTCAATCTCCAGGGTTACCTTTTTATCATCATCAATAACCTTAAGGCCACGGCCGTTGATCAGATTTCCAGCAAGGGATCCGGATAAAATATAGGTGGCATTGATATACAGCTTTCCATCCTTGATGTAGATTCCCTGCTCTTTTCCACCGTTGGTCAGCTTGTTAAAGATTTCCGGCTGTCCCAGGCTCGTATCATAATTCTTGATGGCATCTGCAACGTCATCTGCGTCTACGTACTTGAAATCAATCCAGTCTTCCGGGACAAAATCACCATCTACACGGTTTACTACCGAAGTTTTTAGGGATGTTTTTCCTTTCTCATCCGTAATGACCCAGAGGTCGCCGGAATTGTAAGGCGGTTTCGGCTGCTGCATGTAAACAGTACATTTACCGTCGATCTTATCCAGAAGCTCATCTGGAATGGAATACGGCTGCCATTCTCCAGATATGTAAGTCCACTGTGAGTTATCGGCAGTGTTGTACCATAAATCCCCCTCATGCTCTGCTTTCTCAGACTCCCAGAAAAGAATGATTTCATTCCCGTTTGAATCCAGGATTTTCTCCCCATTTGAATCCAGCCAAGGGGTCTCCATGATCCTGGTCCATTCCAGGGAAGGATCCTCATCCTGATACCAGGTTTCAATCTTTCCATCGAGGCGAGATTTAATGCCAAGGATATCGGAAAGGTACGTGTTGTTGATGAAATCGTCCAGCTGGTCTTTGGAGATGCTGGAAAAGTCTTTCCCCTTTATCAGAAGATTCGTGATATTCGCATTAAGTTCTCCTGTATCTGCATCGATTTCAAAAGTAATATTTCCAGCATTGTCTTCCGCTTTAAATCCTCTTGTATTGATCCATTCAGACCTAATGCCGATTGCATACAGGATATTAAGGACTGCATCTCCATTTGAGTCAAAGCCTGCTTTCCAGGTATTTCCGCCATCAGTTGAAAGAAAAAATCCGTCTGCCGTTGTCTTATAAATGATTTTGGATTCTTCCAATGTTGGCTTGTTATGTCGATATGAAATAATGGATCCATCATTCTGAATTTCTTCTGTATAGTAAAAACCAAGGGTGTTGGCCGCCAGATTGTTCATCTGCTTTAATTTTACATCATATCCCGACATCCGCTGATGTACTTCTTCCTTTGCCTGTTCCACCAAAACGCGGTTCTCATTTGGATATTCTGTCTCCTGTTCTTCCACACTCTTTGCTTTGCAGGAAAAATTGGTGGAATCTGCAAACAAAAACTCAACATCAGTGGCGTAGGACCAATAAACATTTCCCCGGTAATCTTCAAACTGGATTGCATCTCCAAAAGTGACATATCCCACTGGAATACTGCTTAAGGAAAACGGAAGGAGCTGAAAACCAACCAGGAGCTTTCCGATTCTTTTTACTCCGTCCTTTTCGTTTCCAGATAGGAGTTGATTTCCTCTCAGCGTAATCATGTAATCATTGGATCCATATATGTAATCCTGTTCCTCCGAAGTGTATTTAACTCCGGTCACAGTGATTATATCCGTATCTGTCTGTACATCATCCACGCTGTAAAGCTTAATACCAGTGAAATTATTTTTATCTATTTTGGGATACGATACAATCCGCAGCAGGTCATTCTCATCAATCCTTGCATTACTACCAGCAAGGGCCGCGATCATTCCGATCACAGCCCGGTGAGTGGTGGATGTTGGCTTTTTCATTATCTGGAAATCGTCATTTGTAAAAGACGCATCTCCAACTACGATTCCACAGGTCTGACAGGAGTCTCGAAGCAGTTCCCCCGCTGTACAAGGAAAAATAAGATTAGTATCGTAGCTGCGGTCTGTTTTGCTCATGTAATCCAGAAGTGTCAGATCTATTTCTTCGTCAATTGTGGGCTTTTTGCACACAATAAAAGACCCTCGTTTGAAGGTCTCAATTTTTCCGTCCGATAGTTCCAGGTTCATATAAATGACAAACACTGCCCGGTTAAAACTGTAACCAGAAAACTGGTTTTCATCGTTCACCAGGGACAGCGTTGCTGTCTTTTCAATGGCCACACCTATAGGAAAACTGCTGCTATCTGCAGAATCTACAATTCCGTTTCCGTCCAAATAAAAATTTTCTTTATTCAGAGTCAGTTTTGTTCCGTCTGCAAGGGTAACATTCGCCGTTACATAATAATCCTGGTTGTCTTCTGATTCCTTCAGGAGCTGATTCGATACATTAATCATAGCTTTTTCATTCTCCTTACGTTAATCGATAGATCTGTCCACTTCTCATTGTTCTCTTCCAAAGTCTGTGCGGCCATACTGTAGTTGGAACAGTAGAATACTCCGTCAACCCACTTTCCAGGTATTCTTGGGTCTTTATGATGGAAAGTGAAGCTCTTTTTATCAATAAGAGCATTCAAGATTACTGAAATTTCTTTCCATGTAAGCTCTCCCCAGGTAAGATCATATCCTGCAATCGTTCCCATAACCGAATTATGCATAGCAAGTGACTGGTCACGCTTAGACTTCTTTGTGCTGGTAGTAGAAAACACAGGTTTGTATGTCTCAGGATCTGCAATTGCTATCCCGTCAATTTTAAAACAATCCATACCCCGGTCACCTCCTAATTTTCATCCAGTTTAAACGGATTCCTACCACCGTTGCGGTTTCTTCTCATCTCGCCCTCTTCGAGGACAATATCCAAAAGCTTTCTGCCAGATGCTGATACAGAAACATTATAAGTATTTCCATCCGTCTTGCTGCCAATCTCTTCTCTTATAATTTGCCTGATCAGACCTTCCGGAGCTTCCAGGTTTCTTCCGTTCTTCTGGTCCCCAAGCACAGCCAGGAACTCGCTACGCGGCGGGATTACGGCTCCTGTTGCCAGGTAAGGTACTGTGTTTACCTTTGGAAGATTTAGATGGTAATTACCCCATCTACGCCCTCCATTCGGCAACTGCACATTGTATGAGAATGTAAATCCACGCTCAATCCCACTGATAGAGCGATTGATATTACCAATTGTGGTATTCACTTTTCTGATAACATCATTTAGAATATCGGTTACTCCTCTGATTCCGTTTGAAAGGCCTGTCGCCAAGTTATTCCCCATTCTCACACCGATTGATTCCATATCTCCAGTAATTCCTTCAAGACTTGTCCCTATATTCTGAACCATCTCGGAAATAATCTGTTCAATACGTTCTCGTGCTCGCTCCCATTTTTTCGTCATGGTATTGTACTGACTTGAGAAATGGCTTTCTACCGTTTTGTGCATCTCACCAAGTTTCAGGTTTGCATGTTGTTTCATTTGATCAAGATTCTTATCTACTTCTTCAGCCGAATTTCCCCAGTTTGTAACAGTTGCTGTGCTGATATTTCCTGTATGGTCTGATACGGAACGCTCAGTCTCTGACATTGCCTTTTCTGTATCAGTTTTAATTCCAAACATAGCATTTGCAACAGCTGTACTAGCTGTGCCAGCACCTGTTTTTACAGATGTCTCTATATCCGTCATGGATGATTCTGTAGATGATTTGGCGATTATCATTGCTTCTGGAAATGTTTCAGCCAATGCAGTATTTAACTCATCCAGCGGAACACCTGCATCTTTCAACGCATTGTATACGATATCGAATGCTTCCTGTGCAGTTGTTACGGATCCCTGTGTATACTCTAACTGATCCCGTACATTTTGATATGTACCGCCAAAATCATCAGATTTTAAGCTCAGTTCATACAAAGTATCTCTTAGTCCTTTAATTGCATCTTTAGCTGTTATAGATGAAGTATCAATCTGCCCAGCACTTTCAGAAAAGCCCTCTCCAAGAACCTGCACCTTTTCAGTCATATCCTCAACGAAACTGGCTGATACACCAGCCTGAGCTCCATACTGCTCCAAGATCTGCTTTGCTTTATCTGCAGAAATTCCATATTCAGAAAGCTTCTGGATAAAGCTATCATACATCTCTGCATTTGATTTTCCGGCAGATTCATCTGTCTCAATCAATTTCCATAATTCTTCCGCCTGATCTTTCGTAATGGCACGAGCTGCCTCTATTGCTCCGGTGTAGTCATGTAAATATCCGCCAGTCTGTGACAAAATTCCATTTCCGCCCTGCAGAGCTTCTGTAACACTTGCAATCTTTTCCGTAAGCTTCACAGTGCCGGCGGTTGCCACAGCTACTATACCGGCAGTTCCAAGTACAGCTCCTAATGTTGAACCAAATGTACTTACTTCTCCTGTTGCACCTTTCAAAGCGTTTCCAAGTACCGTCTCTACACCTTCTGTAAGTGTTGCTGTATTCTCAGCACTTATAATTTTGCTTCCAATCTCTCCAATCAGAGCTGCTGCCAAAGAGTCAAGTCCTGTTACTCGTGCTATTTTCACAGCGCCAAACGCTACGATGAGACCAACAGTTATCTTTCCTACTAAGCTACTTTCCCATAATCCCTCAAGAGCTCCACCAAGTCCATCTATTAATGCACTTGCTGCAGTCTTAAGTAATTTTCCCCAAGGCAGTTCTGCAAGAAATTCACCGATTCCTTCTCCCAGTTTCTGAAAGGTATCGTTGTCAATGGCTTCAGTAATACAATCGCACAGATGAGAAAGGAAGTCTCCAAAAGCTTTTCCGTTTCCTTTCCAGTCAATGTCATTTACCATAGTCTGGATTCCGGATTTCAGATTCTCCTGGAAGCTCTTCCAGTCAAATTCATTGTCAAAACTGGCTAAGGTTTCGAATGCTCCGTTGATCACACCTACCAGTGCTTTTGCAATGTCCGTAAAACTGATCTTACTGAATGTTCCTGTCATAGCCTTGCCGACAGCTTTTCCAAGCTCTGCCCAACCGGTTATGCCTGCATCATTCTTTCTGGACATTTCGTTTACAAATCCGGATAACATTCTCCAGGAAATCATAAACTTGTTTCCAAGCAGTTCTCCAAGGGACGTCCAGTTAATCTCCCGGATAGCTCCACGAAGACCTTTCGCGATAGATGCGCCGATTTTATTAAAATCAATGCCACCGTTTCCAATCAGGAGATTTAAAGAATTAACTAATGTGTTAACACCTGCACCGAGAGTCCGCCCCATCAGATCCCAGTTGATGTGATCGACCAGACTATTGAAGGTTGTGGTAAATGCAGTAATAAACTTAGTAACCTCAGGACCTACGTTATTCCAGTTAATGACGTTATAAATTTTCTGCAGACCTTTATTGATTCCATCTGCGATATACGCGCCAAGGCCTTCCCAGTCTTCGTTCTGGATCAGTTCCTTAATCTTATCTGCAATCTCTTTCAGGGAGCTTTCGATAGGAACTTCTTCGAACATATCGCCTACAGATGGACCGGTATAACCTCCTCCGGATCCAGTTCCAAAATCAGAACTGCTGCCGTCATCATATCGGTTGATCTCATCAATCGGGCTGAGATAACCTTGTAATGCTTTTGCCGCTTTCTTAGCACTATTCGCCGTCTTATCCAGACTGGCTGCGTAATTTTCCTGTACTGCGATTGCTTTGACAAAAGTTTTCTGGCCAGTAAGTGCCGCGATTAGCATTCCAACACGAGTTACCGCTTGAGAAATGAGATTAATGAACTGTACCAAAATTGGTGCCGCAACCGTTAAAATCGGGGAAAACGCTGTTGCAAAACTATTTTTGAGCTGAGTCAATGCTAACTGTAATTCTGACAGACTCTGATTTACTTTCCCTGTATTGGTAAGCAAATCGTGCTGTGCAAGGTTCTGTATTCCCTCCGTAGCTGCACTTCTAATCTTATTGAATAATGCAAACAGGGTACGGATCCCAAATGCATATTTCATCAGATTCTTAAGGGACAAAGTGCTCTTGTTTGCTGATTTATGGATGCCAAAGATACCGCTGGAGATCTTCTGCAGGCCGCCAACGATTGCTCCGGATGCAAGCTGCATGAATTTTGACATCAGCTTATCGAGAGCCTGCCACAGTTCATGGAGCTTTCGCTTCATACCGGTGATTCCGGATTGCTTTAACTTTTCGGAAAGACGTGCAATAGATGCGGAAAAACGATCAGTCTCTTCCTCATCCTCAGTCAGCCATCTTTGATACTCTTTCAATTCTGCATTTATCTCAGAGATCCGTTGTGCATTCTCATCAAATTCTTCATATCCAAATCCAAGTCCTGCTGCTTTCAGTTCAGATTGCCTCCGTGATAATTCTTGAAGTTCTGCATTCAAAGCCACTATTTCTTCATCCGAAATTTCTGCGCTTTCAGCAATCGCTTCAAGCCTTTTCGCTTCTTCTGCTGCCTGAGCTTCTTTAGCTTTCGTTTCTTCCAGCTTGTCATTCATTTCGCCTATCCTGGATTCAGTAGAGGCAAAAGAAGTATTTAAACGGTTGTTCATATCATCCAGGCGCATTTCTTCTGCAGTAAGTCTGGAAGCTGTGCTCTGATATTCAGAAAGGCTGCGCGGATCCGCGTAGGCAATACCAGAACTTTTCATTTCAGCCTGTTTTTTCTCAAGCTTGCTTATGTCTGAAATTACTTTCTGTAATTCCTCATCCATTACTCTGAAAGTATTTGAATTTTCTGGAACACCTAACTTTCTCCATTGATTCAACTCTGCCTCTAATTTGGCACTTTTTTCATAAAGACCATCTATTTCTTTTCCTAACCGCTTGTACTCCTCAGTCTCAATCTTCTGATCAGAAAGTTCTTTCAGCCTCTTTTTCAGAGCTTCCACCTTCTGCGCCTGTTGCCCATACTGGTTGTTCAGTTTGGAAAGGGAATCCAGCTGCTTCTGCAGAGCGATCTTAGCCTTTTCCCCAAGTCCCTCCACAGAGGAAGACATGCGCTTGACAGAAGCCTCTATTTCCTTCATTCCGACCTTTATACCTTTTTCATCTGTCTCTGTATAAATCGTAAGTGTTCCGTCTGCCATGTCCTCACCTCTTCAATCCAAACAGTTCCCTAAGAGCTGCCTCTTCCTCAGCTGACCTTTTCTTGGTCTCGCCCTGGAGATCTATCAGCTTTTTATTCTTCCGGTAAAATTCCAGTTCCCATTTTTCCAGCTTCTTGCCGTTCATTTTCTTCTGGCGAATCTGAAGAATCTCATGGAAAAGCCCTTCTGAGATCTCCATGTATGCACCCATGAACGTCCACCAGTGCATGTACTTCACGGACCGGATATCTTTTCCCATATTTTTATTGATTGCAGAAGCAATCAGAGGAGAATCCTTGTCCCAGTCCATTAACCTAGCTTTGCTTTTCCCCTCACCACTAATTCCGCAGTCAATGAATGCAAACGTTTTGTCAATAGCCTCCTGCAGATACTCATTCGGAATTTCTTCTGCATCCAGAAAAAAGATATCGAAGAGGACTTCTATCTTGTCCTCTTCATTCAGCTCCGAATCAGCCATAGCCCGAAGGATATCCAGAATTGCACGAAAATCTGTCCGGATTCCATATTGCACACCACCCAATTCAATAGAATCTGGCAGTTTCCACATATCATGCATGACGGCGGCGCTTCTTTGTATAGTTCGGCTTACGCTGCTGGTACTTCTGGGTGTACTTGCTAACCCTGCTCTGTGTTCTCTTGATCCGGACATCAAACTCTTTGTTAATCACATCACACAGAGTGTCCATACATACTTCCACGAAAAGTTTTCCGTTCGCCATTGGAGAAAAAGGTCCCATGATGGAAAAGAAAGTAGAACCGGTATCTGCTCCCATCAGGTAATCCATTTTTTCAATTACTCTCTGCTCACATTCATTCACAGTTTCCTTTTCATCTGTACTAAAGTTTGTAAAATACTGCTGCACTTCCTCGTATCTGGAAATGATGTTGGTGTCTGCTGGACGGAAACGGAAAACTGCCAGATTCTCACCGTAATGGTTCTTTATGTCATACTCCTTGCTACCGTCATCAATGACAATTGTATTTGTGTCCTGGTTCTGCATCTGTTCCATGATTACCTCCTAAAAAACAGAGAGCACATCTGCGACATGCTCCCGTTAACAGTATCCATTATTCCCCTGTGATTTCTCCGGCTGCGAACACCGGATTTCCTGTCTTAAGTGATTCTGCAGTTACATAGCCTTTTGTTCTGGTTCCATTCTCTTGCATATTGAATGGGAAATTAACACCCTCAGTACCGCCACCATAAGACTGTGGTTTTACCAATACTTCCTGCGCATAAGCCAGATGCTTAGCAGCTTCCGTGTTCTCCACAATAACCTCCAGCATAAGAGTCTTGCAGGCGTCACCTTTTAAACGTCCCATGGCAATCTCACGGATCTTCGGATAAAGCTTAGAACTTGGATCCGCATAAAATGGATCCGCACTCATGGATGGCTGGTAGCCCTTGTCAGTAACCTTGTTTTTTCCAAGAATGGTCTTTTTAGGTTCAGTATCTGGATTTAAATCCATAGACATATCTTCAATGTCTTCGCCCAAGATCTCCCACGCAGCCTTTGTTGGGTCACTTCCCCAGGAAGTATCCAGAAAATGTGCTAATGCTTCTCTTTCTAACTTCATGTTCTCTTTTTCCTTTCTTTGTAAATAATTCTTGCCTGTATCATATAACGAGCTAAGGACCCGTCCTGATTTACTCCGGACAGATTTGGCATATTTTGAAGATTCTGCATCTCTTGAACTTCACAATCTTCTCCAAAATCCGGAAAATCTTTTCTTTCGTTCTGCTGATCCAGCCAGTCTATAAATGCCTGCGCAAAGTTCATAGCTTCCAGATTCAGATCATCCTGACAGGAAGAATAAGATTTTACGATCACAATGGTAAAACCATATTCCTTCTGGACATCACCTGTGACGTATTTCTTTTTCACCTTGTCTGAGTAATTTGTGATCAATGAAATACTGTCCTCTGATTCCGGAGAAAAATTGAAGTTCAGCATATCACCGGCAAGTTCACTGACCTTTGGCTCAAAATATGCTTTTATTGCATCATGCTTTGTCATACCCAGCCTCCCAGTTTCAGATATTCCTCATAAGACTTTACCAAATCTTCTTTTCTCGCAACCATCATGGCCTGATCCCAGTGATCCGTTGCAAGCGGATGCCTGAAAGTATTGTATTTCAGCTTTCTGCCAGTAGGATTCTTATGTGGCGGTGACCAGAAGCCCATCAGTTCCTCCCCATCAAATATAGGGATATTCGGACCATACACTTCGCCCATATACTGGTAATGAGCGTAAGGACTGTTATAGGTAATGTATCCTGTATCCTCATCTGCTGTAATATCCACGTTCTGGGCCAGCACCAGATTATCTGCCGGTACATAAGGATCCATGAAACGTGCTGCAGTTGCTGCCAGGAAAAGCATACCCGGCTGTCCTCCCAGCCTCTTCTTTGCAATCTGATCGGGAGAATCATCCCACTCAAATTTTATTTTCATGGCGTCATCCCCCCAACCTGTAATGCTTTGACAGGGAAGCAAAATGTCCTGTATTATCTGAAAAAGCAGTCACCTTGAATGCATTTGGTTTATTACGGTTCAGGATTTGTGCGGCAGTCTGTCCTGATGCTCCCGTGATGTCGTCTTCACATTCTCCAAGGACAACAATGTCTCCTATGGAAACTGTAAATCCATCAATTATTTTTTTCAGTAAAACAATTGCACTTCCGGAAGTATCAAGGATAACTCCACCTTCAGTGTCCTTCCAGTCATGTTCCAGGAACTTTCCCTTTATCAACTCTCTGTAAGGCAGATAATTTTCATTTTCTGGAATCCTTACAACGTAAGTATTCTGTACATTCGCCTGAGTCCCATTGAAACTGGTGCTTATCTTCGATTTCCAAAAACATTTGTGGAGTACTGTTTTCTTCCAGCGCTCCACCTTGTCATCACTATCTGCAGCCTGGATCCGGTTGTATAGGGTGATGGTATGAATGTAATTCCTGTTCATACTTACACCCCCGCATACAGAAGTCCGGTGTTCCTCAAGTATCTGTAAATAATCTCCCTGATCTTCTTTCTTTTCCCTTCTTCTGTGAAGGTTGACTGAGACAGATCAAAGGTTCCGGATTCTCCGTCATTAGAATAGGATTGCAGAAAACCGCCCTGCTCTGCAGCCTGCTGTGCGCTTTTCTCGGCCTGATACAGAAGCTCCGCAAGCTCGCAGGCACAATCTTTCACTTCATCTGTAATGAGCCCGAAATTGGAAACCAGGCGGCTGAATGTGTACTGATTCAGCACACGTTCAGCCTGTTTTTCCCAGAATGGAAAGTCATCCTCTGATAGCTTCGGATCACGGCCCATCAGATAACCAGATTCATAGTAATTGTAAGAGGCGTACATGCTTCATCACATCCTTATCATTCCTGTGCTACAAGAGTAACATCTTTTGTCACTGCTGCCGCTGCCACAATAACAGTTTCGGTTACCGGGATATAACCTTTCTTGGTGATCTTTGCCGTGTATGTACCAGCACGCAGATTAAACTCTGCTTTACCAGCATCATCAGTTACCAGAATTGCCCCATTCACATTAACGCGAGCACCTTTATAGGCTGTTGGGCTTTCGGTTTTGCCGTCAGTTACGGTGAATGTAACTTTCTGAGTAGCAACTGGAGTACCCGGCTCAAGATATGCAAATGCACATCCGGTACGATCTTCATTCATTCTGGTAGCCGGATTCGGAAGAGCCCAGCCCATGCGGAACACTACACGAAGTGCTGTCATATCCTGCTGTGCCAGGTTATATACAATTTCCTTTGTTGTTGGATCCTGGATTACACCTTCTGTAAGAATTTTGACTGTAATGTCCTGACGAATAGAATATACTGCCTGGCCGAAGTCACCGACCACAAGCTGTGCAATGTTCGCATAGAAAGAACCATTCTCTGGGAAGGTAATTGGTGCTCCGTCCAGGGTATATCTTGCAACATCTTGCATATTGCTTTTGAAAATTGGCTGTCCGGTAGTATCGCGCAGACCACGGAGTTTTGACTTGAAGTTCATAGGTGCAAGTGCTCCGGAAACTCCGTAGCCATCATCCTCAACTTTCGCAAATACTCCATTCTCCCCAAGGATAAGATCGTAATAATCTTTTCCTGCTGCCGGTGAGACATTGTTTCCAGCCTGTCTTGCCAGAGTAACAATATCCGCCTGCCATTCTCTCGGACGGTTATCTCCGAAGATAACAGCAGCATCTACTTTCTGACCGATTGCCTCCATGACTCGCGGAGTAATCTCACCAAAGATATCAAATTCTGAATCGGAAAGAACTGCATCTGGGATTGGTACGATAACTGCCAGCTCTCCAGCATTCAGATATACATTGTCCCATGCCTGTCTGGTGGTCTGTTTCATACCAGTGTCACCATCTACCCAGTAGGCAGTTGGAAGGAAATCCAGTACACGGATCCTGGTCTGGTTAGATGTCATATTGGGAAGCTTTCTTGCCATCCCCATAAATACAGAATGTTTCGGTGCATCCTGAAAAATATTAGATACGATCTGCTCGCGGATGATTGCCTCTGCATCCGCTCTGTTTGTAATATTTACTGACATTCTTTATTCTCCTTTTCCGAGCAGACTTCTAAGTGCTTCATTTGCCTGCTCTTTTTTAGTCTGTGCATCATTGTTAATTCCTGTAGTGGAAGAAACTACACGAGGAACTGCAGTTGTCTGCTGAAACAGATAATCATTGTCTTTCTTTAAGGTCGTGATTGCTGCCTCAATGTCCTGAGCCTGATTCTTGGATGCTTTTAAAGTATCTACATCCAAAAGAGCCATGATTGCCTTTTCATTTCTTCCGGAAGCTTTTCTGATTGCCTCTTTTAGAGACGCATCAAAAGCATAATCAGATTTGATTTTCTCAATCTCTGCGTCCTTGCCCTGCAGCTGCTTTGTCAGATCAGATACCTTTGTCTGCAGTCCTGCAGCATCAATCCCTTCCATTGCTTTCAAGGATGCCTGTGCAGTGTCCAGCTGAGTTTTATATCCATCACGCTCAGCTTTGATTGCATTCAGATCTTTTCCATACTCAGCCATAACGAAATCAATCTGTTCCTGGTTTAAACCTTTTCTCTGTAAATCTTCTGTTTTCATTTTTTCTCCTTTCCTGCCATCCCATAGGTTATTTATAGGTGTGTAACCATCCACCAGACAGCTGACTATTTTAGGTCTTATCATCTGACCAATTTTAAGCATAAAAATAACACCCGGAAGATTCCGCGTGCTAGCTTGCTGTTTGACGGACAGCTCCGAGATATTTAGGATCACCTAAACCTTTCCACATTTTACACATTTGTAAACGTAAGCTTTTTTCTTGGTATCATAATGTTTCTGGAATTTATGACGGCACATCTTTTGTCTGATCCAAATGAAGATACGTTCTAACAACATGATTCTCACCTCCTTCAGCAATTGCGCGGGCGCAAATTTGCGTATAAAAATACCACTAATCATTTCTGATCAGTGGTATCAATATCCATGCAGTCTACACCTTTCACATATTTACATTCCTTCTACATTCTCAAGTTGATCAACAATCTCCTCCAGGGGTTTTCCCTCAAAGAAAGGAGCCCGCATCACTTCATCAATGCTATGCGCTTCCATAAAATCATCTCCACACCACATATCAAAGTGTTTCTCATTAAACGGATCCACACCACACTCTTTTCCATTATAGTCAAACAAAACATGGGTACATATACTGTTGATTCTATCTCTTAAATCTTTTGCAGTCATAATATATCTTCATTCTCCTTTCTCTCATTTTCCGTCAGTTCCCTGGTTGGACGTTCAATCAGCTTCCCGTCTTTATATACATAGTCATGGGCATGTTCTCCGTTTTTACCATATGGATGCATTTTAGCATTTCCATGATTATTATTACTAATTTGCTTATATTGCTTTCCGTTTTCATCATAATAATTTCTCTCAATCCCGCCACGCTTGCTGGTTAATTGAGTAATGCTATTTGGCGTTCCGGTTAAAGTAGTTCTCTTAACTTCGATTATATCCTGCCCTGCTGCATTTTTCAATGTCGTAGGGACTATTTTTTCAAGTTCTGCTTTTGTCGGTATAAACCTTCCCTTCAGCCCATCCTGCATGATCCTGGCTTTCTGCTCCGGAAGCTTCATCTTCTCTGAGAAATCCTTATAAGTCTGCATTTGCCCTTGGTACTTAGCTTTTGCCAGGATAATCTCCTGATCATCAACTCCGCCCTCTTCCAGAAGTTTTATCTTCTGCCTTTGGGTCCGCATGGTGCGCTCCATTTTTCTCTGCTGCTGAAGGGCTTCATAGGTGGTATACTGCTTTCCGTTGTATTCCCTGGGAGTATTCTCAGCATCAAGCATTTTCTGAAGCTGTTCATCTGTATAGGTTCTCGCTGATCCAGGAGGAAAAGGTTTGTAATCGTGATAACAATTAATTCCTTTCAATCCTGTCACTTCTCCAAGGCCACACACGGAAATAAGTTCCTGCCGTGTCCATACCTTACCCTGCCATGGCTGATGCGTGGGTCTGGCTCCAACATGATAACTGACTTCAAATGTATCTGTTCCCAGCTGCTCCGCTACCTGTTCCATAATCTGACTTTGCACCTGCCGGAAACCAGTGAGGATTGCTCTCCTGGCTGCTACGTCTATTCTGTCCCTGTGACCGGAATTATACTCTATGTACCGTAACCCTGAGGCTGCCATCTGGTTCACTGTCCGTTTGAGCACTGTATTGTAATCAAATGCCCCTGACTTAATGTCAATAACTGCCTGATCCATGGTAGATCTGTAGTACTCCATCAATGGCGAAGATTTAATTCTTCCAGTTGCCGGATTGCGGATAGCAAATCCCATAGAACCAGTCAAATTCTGGTACTCTCCCTGAAGCTGCTTCTTGGTCGCCTCTATCAGCTGCTGGAGCACAAAATTTTCCTCAAGCGGAATCTGCTGCATTCCGGCAAGTTTAAAGAAATGCTCCTGCTCGTAATACTGTTTGTATACCTCATCAGAAAATATCCTGTCCATTTCTTCATCAGTTGCCTGTAACGCGCTCTGAATCCATCCACGGATATCTTCCTCTACCATTCCCAACTGCTGTAGCCTGCTGATCTGCCAGTCTACAGCAGCACTCGCAAAACCATTTTCTTTGATCCTTCGGACAATATCTGTCATGATCCGGACTTCCAGTTCTGAGAAAATGTTGCTGACTTTTACTGTGAGTTTTTCAATCTCTCCCTGTGTCATTCAATCACCGTCTCTTCTGGCTGCTGAACATTCTTTTTCGCCTGCTCTTCTGTCTCTGCATAATACTTAGAACGGTACTCCCAGAGCGGCATAGCTCCCATGGCTACATCCTGGCGATCCGACTGCCGTTCCGCTTCCTTATCCTCAATAATGGAATCATCAAAATCAATTGTTGCCTCAGCATCCAGATTGAGCTGATTTCCCAGGACAATTCCCAATCTGATAATGATCTTCACCAGTTCCTTCAGAACGTCTTCCAGGATAACCTCATGCTTTTTAATCATTCGATACATATCAGAGTTTTCTGAAATAACTTCTGTAGCCGTCTTCACACCAGAACAATCAAACTTGTATCTCTCAGTTCCGAAACCACATTTCAAAGAAAGATAATTCAGATCATCATTGATGGCCTTGGAGTGCTCGTCTGACCTGAGATCCATATTGATTTCTTTTATCAGCCCTTCTTTGTCCTTATCATAGTTATCCGGGAGCTGATAGAACACAGCGTCTTCCGGGTCAAAAGCCAGGCTGCCATCAACATTCTTGACCATCTCAGGTGCAACAAATATCCTCTTGCGCCCCAGATCAAACTCATTGGTATAGGAATCATACTCAATATCCAGCTTTTTCAGTACATCAATGGCATTTGCATAAATTGCAATGCCCATGGGATTGCTCTCGTCCTCGTCTGCGTTGTTCACAATATTCAGACGGTCAATCACGTACTGTGGCTCAGGTGAACCGGTTTCAATCCTTGCAGGAAGATAACGAAACGGAGACAGCAGCTTCCATTCCTCTTCCTTCAGTTCTTTGCCTTCCTGGCTGCCCTGCTGGCATTCCAGTACACAGTTTTCAATTACATACTGCATTCCATTCTCAGTCTCTTCCAGTCTGTGGATCTGAACCTGCACATATTTTTTCCTGGCTACCGTCTTCTGGAATGTAAATGCACACTCTGTCACTTTCCCGTTGCTCCAGCTGATCGGGAAGATATTGGCTGCACTCACATAGTCAATCCCAATCTTTCCAGTTCCAGGCAGGATTCTGCCTTCTCCATCTGCTTCTGCATCATACAGATAGGGAATATATGCTACTGTTCCGGAATATGCTTTTCGTTCCTGGTAATCGTTTCCCAGTACCAGGAAATGATTCTGCTGTAGGATTTTCTCCACGAATGCTCCCGTAGACTCATCTGAGAGAGTGATCCGCACGCGCTCATTCAGCAGCAGATCCGCGATATCCTCAGAAAGTTTTTTTGCCATTCCAAGGCTTTTTCTCTGCTTTCTGGAATAAGTTCCCTGTCCGGAATAAACCCGGTAAAAGGTAAAGTTTCGTACCTTTCCTTTGTACCAGCTTTCCCACACAGCAATCATCCTATAGAAAGACTTATCCACGGTATCAATTCCTTTTTTCTGGAAATAACTAAATATATCCATCCTCTTCAACCTCCTTTCTCGCGATATCCACGATATATTCTTTGTCATCTGTTATTTCGGTCGGAAGCCACTGCTTTATATACCGCCACGCCGTCATTACTGCATAACGTAACGCATCAACTCCGTGATCATTTTCCTTAACCGGCACCTCTTTGCCTTTTTCAATGGACTTCTTGTCATACTCATAAGTTCCAAGCTCTCTGATCAGATTCTCCTGTTTCGGTGAAATGCTCAAAATATCAAAGACAAAAGCTTTCTGCACACGGCTGATACCAAGAGCTACGTCGTTGTCTGCGTCTCTGATCAGAACGCTGTAATCCAAGCCAGATCTGGTTGCTCTTCTGATTTCCTCCTGGAGACCTTTTGCAGATGGATCCAGGCATACATAAAAGGCTTTGATCCCATATTCCTCATGCAAATCATTCATAAACTCAACCAGATCCTGTGCATACTCTGAAGGGCTTCGCTGTGTTCCGGAATCGCGTCCGCTGTGATAATACTCTCCAAGGCCAGGAAACTTCTGTCTGTACGTATCAAGCCCGAACGCCTGATAAGTGGTGGCATTTTGCTGTCCGTAGTCACCACCGATAAATGCCCGATCATAACTTCTGCCAGGCTCTGGCTTTTTCCTGTTCCGATCAGAAAACATGTAATAGATCAGCTCATCTACTCCGACTGGTTCGCCAAGCCATGTCCAGCGGTACATCTTCGGATCCACTGCTTTCATAGCTTCAGCAGAATCGATCAGATCCTGTCCGAGCCAGGCAACAGGAACGTCCCTGTAATCGGTATGTATGTGAATGCAGTCTGATCGCTGTTCCATCTTCTTACACCAGAGGTTCACAGGAGCATTCGGATTCTTTGGCGGGTTGTACAAATAGATCATCTGGAAACCTGCTTTATTTCCACGGACGAATGTTGCTTCTATGTTGGCAAGCTCGTCCTCGCCTTCTCCATCATCAAAAAACTCTGTCAACTCATCCAGGACAACCAGCTTAATAGGCTTATCCTCATCAATGATACCTTTTGTGTCGTCAATGCCATCAGATCCGGAAAAGTAGATTGTGGTGTTATATTTTTTGTATGTGATCTCCATAGGACTTTTAGTAATATAAAACCGGTTCTTTGGAATCTGAAGCCGGTTGATACCTCGGAGCATTTCCTTGTAGACTGTCTTCCGAAGCTTGTTATGATGCTTGCGAAGAACCACCGCTGATCCATGTGGATCCGCTACAATCTGATAGTCTGTCCGGATGGCTGCAAAACTGGATTTCGTACCGGCACGACCAGAAGTTAAGATGATGTGCTTATATGCTTTGTTATTGAACACCGGAAGATACTTCGGTATTACGATCTCCGATATTCTGACCTGCTTTCTCGTCCGCATCGTTTATAATCTCAACTCCATCCTCATCTCCATCTGTCGGATCAACAGATAATCGCTCTGTCTGTGCTTTCATCTGAGCGATCCGTACACGCTGCTCTTCAGAAGCTGCCTCCCAGTTTTTGTGAAGCATTTCATCATACTGTTTGATCATGCTGCGGAGTTCTCCCTGGGCTCTGGCCTGAGCCTTCAAGAAGTTGCTCTGCTTATCCCAGGCCTGCTGTACTTCCCATTTCTCGCCAATGACATTGCCCTCTTTTTCTTCGATTTTCTCAATAGTTTTATCCTGCTGGTCTTTTACATAGGCGATCCGCTGTGCCCGGATGATTGCAGCATAGGCAAGCTGTATCTGATGCCACAAAAGATCCAGAGGATCAGCCTGGTCAATCGCAGAAAAAATCTCCCTGGTTTCCTCAGGGAGATACT